AGGAGATAAATATGTGTTTTGGTGGTGGCGGCAGTCCTACTCCTGAACCTAGACAAGAGGTTAGAGAAGAGACAAAGCAAGCAAAAAAAGAAGAAGAAGAAGTAAAAATTAAAAATAGACAAGAAGCTCTTGAAAAAGAAGTTACTTCAGATACACCAATAAAAACACAACTTACTTATGAGATGGGTGCAAAAGCTGGAACACCAGTTACAAGAGGTAGGAGAGGAAGACGAGCTTTATATACAAGTGGTCGAGGTGGTATTGGATTTAGAAATCCGATGATGTACTAAATGGCAGTTATGTATCAAAACATTGATGTAAACGATAATGATAAGCTATTAGCCGCTTACATGAAAAAATATGAAAAAGCCAAATCGATACGGCAACGATGGGAACCTTTGTTTAATGAATGTTATGAGTATGCTTTACCTATGCGTGAAACTTTCTACACTACCGCAAGAGGTGAAAGAAGAGATGAAAGAATATTTGATGAAACGGCTGTTGTTGGAGTACAAGAGTTTGCATCAAGACTTCAATCAGGATTAGTTCCAAACTTTGCTCGATGGGCTGACTTTACTGCTGGTAGTGAAATACCAAAAGAAAGCAGAGATGCTATAAATAATGATCTTGATGAAGTTACAGATTATGTATTTGAAGTAATACAGAACTCAAACTTTGCTCAAGAAGTACACGAATCATTTATGGATCTTGCTGTAGGTACTGGTGTTCTTCATGTTGCAGAGGGTGATGCTATAAATCCAGTAAAGTTTACTGCACTTCCATTACCTCATGTTGTTCTTGATGTTGGTCCAGATGATATGGTCGATCATGTATTTAGAGAAAGAGATATGCCTTTTGGTCATATTCCAATCGTGTATAGAGATATGGAACAAATGCCAAAGCTTGTAAATGCAATCAAAACAAATCCTGATGCAGAAGCAAAAGTTCTTGAAGTTGTGTGTAGAGATTACTCAAAGATAAATGAAGATGCCTATTTATGTTTTGTATTCGAAACAACAACTAAGTGTGTAATTAAGAAAGAACAATTCAAAGGAACTGGTAGTAATCCATTTATATGTTTTCGTTGGAGTAAAGATCCCGGTGCGGTCTATGGGCGAGGTCCACTTGTCAACGCATTGAGTGCGATTAAAACTACCAACCTGACAATAGAACTTGTTTTAGAAAATGCACAGATGGCAATCTCTGGTGTGTATCAGATGGATGATGATGGTGTTATAAATCCTGATACAATCAATCTTGTGCCTGGAACTGTTATTCCTAAAGCACCAAACTCTGCTGGATTGCAACCAGTACAAGCGGCTGGATCGTTTGATGTAGCAAATCTTATTTTATCTGATATGCGATTGAATATTAAGAGAGCATTGTATAATGATATGCTTGGTAATCCTGACAGAACACCAGCAACAGCTACGGAAATCGCAGAAAGAATGGCTGACTTAAGCCGTCGTATTGGATCTGCTTTTGGAAGATTGCAAGCAGAACTGGTACAGCCAGTATTACAAAGAGTTGTTCATATTCTAAAGAAACAAAACAGAATAAAAATACCAGTAATAAATGGTAGACAAGTAAAAGTACGATCTGTTTCACCACTATCACAAGCACAATCAAATGCTGATATTAGTAGTGTGGCTAGATTTCTTGAGCTAACACAAGCTCGTTTTGGTCAAGAACTTACAAATATTTTAATTAACTCAGAAGAAACAGCCACCTATTTAGCTAAGAAGTTTGGTGTTCCTGATAATCTTGTAAGAGATTTAGAAGAAAGAAAAGAGATAATTAGAATGGCTCAACAGATGCAACAACAACAAATGCAGATGCAACAACAAGGACAAATGCCAAATGAACAAACTAACTAATAATCCAGCAGTTACTGGATTAGATGGATTCCCAAGAAATAAAAATTTAGAAGAAGAAGTATCTCTTAACTTCACACATTTATTCTCTCAACCAACTGGTCAAGCTATCCTTCAGTATTTACGAAGTATTACTATTGAAGCTGTGCATGGATCAGCAGTTACAAATGATGTATTGCGTCATGCAGAGGGTCAAAGGTATATAGTTGGATTGATTGAAAGACGTATTCAACATGGTCACAAAGTAAAGAAAGGTTCATAATGGAAGATCAAGTACAAGAAGATGTTTCACGTGAAACATCAAGTGAAGAACAACCAGTTAACTCTATGGGTGAAAGACCTGAGTGGTTGCCTGAAAAGTTCAAAAGTGCAGAAGATTTTGCAAACTCCTATCATAATCTTGAATCAAAGATAGGACAAAGTAGAGATACTATAAGAGATGAAGTATTAGCTGAGATTGAAAGTGAAGCGTATGCTGATAGACCTGAAAGTGCTGGTGATTATTTACTACCTGAATCACTTGATCCAGAACTTGCACAAGATAATCCTATGCTCGATTGGTGGGCTGATCATTGTTATAGCTCTGGAATGGGTCAAGATGAGTTTGAAAAAGGTATTGAGATGTTTGGTGAGCAAATAGGAGCTGGATATGATGCTGATGCAGAGATCGCTGAGTTAGGAGATCATGCAGAACAAAGAATAGAAGCTGTTGGTTTGTTTGTAGATCAGATAGTTCCTCAAGAAAATCCACTAAGAGAAACAATAGATGACTTCTGTTCTACATCAGAAGGTATACAAGTTGTTGAATTGCTTATGTCACAGATGCAACAAACACCTTTTTTAGATGGAACACAACCAGTACAAGTCATGAACGAAACAAAACTAAAAGAAATGATGCAAGATCCTCGATATTATGGTCATAATAAAGATATGGATTTTGTGCGTAAAGTGGATGAAGGATTTAGGAAGATTTATGGCTAAGAAAAAAGTAAAGAAACCGATAAAGTATTGACGTATATCAAAAGAGGTAACCTTGAGTTTCGACCATGTGTTATTTCTGATGTTGATATTATTGTCGATAATATGCGTTTACCTGATATCAGGGAGTGTGCATTGGTTGGGGTTACACCCAAAGTAGCACTTCATGTGCCTTTTGTAGAAGATGGATCAAAAGGATTTACAATCACACACAAACAGAAACCAGTTGCTATGTGTGGTGTTACACCATTAGATGATTACAACTATCGTGGTAAGATATGGTTTCTTGGAACTGATGATATAGATAGTTTTGCAAAATCTTTTTATAAATATAGTAAATTAATTCTTTCATTTTTGTCTTATGAGTATGATTTTGTAGAAAATTATGTACCAGTAGATCATGAAAAAACTATCAAATGGCTACAATGGATAGGGTTTGAGATAGAAAAACAACAATATTTTGTAGATGAACATGAGTTTTGCAGACTTTTTTATTGCAATCCTCAGAGAATTGAGTGTAATAGTAAGTTAAGTGAAAGACCCGTACTGCATTAGAGAAGCCCTATATGGATAACTTTTATGACAAATGCAAAGGACAATCTGAAACGTAAATTGTAACTTTAACTTAAAGGAGCTGAATAATGGCAAATACAATAGATACTGCCTTTATCAAACAGTTCGAATCTGAAGTGCATCTTGCTTATCAACGTATGGGATCAAAGCTACGAAATACTGTACGTCAGGCAAACAATGTAACTGGAAGCACAGTTCGTTTCCAAAAGATTGGAACTGGATCGGCAACAACCAAGTCAAGAAATGGCTTGATTACACCGATGGAACTAGCACACACAACTGTTGAAGCAACTATGAGCGACAAATATGCCGCTGATTACATCGACAAGTTGGATGAGCTAAAAACAAATATCAACGAAAGACAAGCTGTTGCAACTTCTGCGGCGGCGGCTTTGGGTAGAGAAACCGATACTATCTTATACACAGCAATGGATAGTGGTGCCAACTCAACTCAAATACATGATACAAGTTCAGCTGTTGAAAAAGCTGATTTGCTTTCTGTGTTTGAAACTTTTGGTACTGCAAACATTCCAGAAGATGGTGGTCGATATATTGCTATGCACCCAAAAGGATATGCTGATTTATTTAACATAAATGAATTTGCATCATCTGATTTTGTTGGTGAGCAAAACCTACCATTCGCTGGTGGTATGACTATGAAAGAATTTCTTGGATTCAAGATCTTTTCAACTGCGGCTATAACAGCTGGAAAGAACATGGCATATCATACAACAGCAGTTGGTCTTGGTGTAAACTCTGATGTTCAGACGGAAGTAAACTATATTGCTGAAAGAGCATCACATCTTGCAACATCTATGATGTCTATGGGTGCTGTTGTTATTGATGACAATGGTATCTATGAACTATTAGATAATAACTAGGAGGGTTAGAAAATGGCTTATAG